CCGGTTCCTGTCCCCGCCGCAGCGCGCTGTACGCGGTCGGATCGGCATAGTGCTCATTATTTCTCCAGTTGTCCATTTTTCACCCTCCCTTGTGTACGGCTCGTGGATGCCCGCAGGAGCGCTTTCCCTCCGGGCAGGGCAGATTCTTCATGCAGGCGCATCCGGCCCGCCTGAACAGCTCCGGCGCGGCTTCACGGCACAGTCCGAGCATGCGGTCCGCAAGCTCCCTGATTTCCCACTGCGCGCGGTTGCAGCAGCGCAGCGAGAAGAAGTGCAGCAGCTCCCGCGCGTTCATCGTGACGATCAGATTGCACGTCACGCCCTGGGGAATGATGTACCTTGCGTCTTCCGGCGGTATTCCATCGGCAACCATTGCCTTGTACAGCTCCCATG